CTCTATGTCCATGGCGCATATTCATAAGACCTTCATAGACTGCCTTAGGATAAGCGTTAGGAGCACTAGGTTGTGCAACTATATCAACAGTGACAATTTCAAAGTCACTGACATGTCCTGAGCTTTCATTAACGTTACCGCTACCTCTGCTCGAAACACCTAACTTCACACCGCTTTCCAGCATAGTTGTTACCAACTGTCCCATGGGCGTAGGAAGAATTTTTAGTTTACCGTAACCGTTGGGGCCATCCATCCACATGTCTGTGATCATATGGCACACACGATCTAAGTTAATTTTTAAATCATCGGGATGGTCTAGTTCGCCTAAAACGCTATAACCATCACGGATTTGTTTGTTAATTGCATCGACTGCTCCGCCAATTTCATCCGTAGGATAAACACGCTGGTTAGCGTTCTTTACACCACCTTGGATGAAAATGCCTTTCATGTACAGGCTTTTCTTACCTTCAGAGTTCGACTCTGCCAGAACTTCCATTCTGGCATTGTCAAATGATAAGTGTTCCTGTATTAAACCACGCACGGCAGATTAACTTTCAATGCTTTTCTTGTTGATGCCGCCTTCTTCGCCAGTTTTAGCGGAAGGAGCTTTAGACTTGAAGCTGTCGCCTTTTGCGCCTGGGACGTTCTTAAACTGTCCTGCATGTGGCAAATTGCCTTTGCCTTTTGTATATTGGTTGTTTGGTTGTGGAACAGGTTTGTTGTCTGGGTCGGATTCTGTACCACCTTTAGCAATGTTAGCAGTTGTACCACCCATATCGTTCTTACCAGCAACTACAGACTTAGTGTTTGTTTCACCTTGTTGTTCGTTGTCACCAGTACCAGCGCCAGCATTTTTGCCTGTTGGGCTTTTTTGATCCCCTGGGTACTCACCGATTTTTTCAACGTATTCACGGATCCATTCAGCCTCAGTCATTTTCTTTGGCTCTTTTTTGTCCTTGAGCATTTTGTCTTTCTTAGACATTTTAGCTTCTTGAACACTTTCGTCCATTTCATCGTCGTCTTCGTCTGCAGATTCTTCTAGATCTTCTTCGTCATCTGCTTCCATCATGTCTTCAACGCCTTCGTCGTCAGCACCGAAATCTTCTTCGCCGCCTTCTTCGCCACCGGCTGAGCCCATAAGTGCATCAAATTCAGCTTTTAGTTCATCTAATGCATCTTCAAGATCCATTACACGGTCTTCTAATTCTTCTTCACCACCAACGTCTGCGTGATGATCATCGCCGTCCATGTCCATGTCCATGTCCATGTCATCGCCCATGCCGTCATCGTCGTCGCCCATGTCATCCATACCTAGCTCGTCGTCTTCGGCCATGCCTTCTTCGTCCATGGTGATTTCGTCTACTAGATCTTCTACTTGGTTTCCGCCAACTTCGGATAGGTCGTCCTCATCAATGAGATTCTCGTAAATACCGCGGCTTGTTTCCACTACGATTTCATGGAACAGTGCTTTAGCTTTATCTTCCTGCTCATTGAGAATGAATTCAATAAGTTGCTCGTACTTGTTCATATTTGTGTCCTTTAAAAATGTACGTAATTCTGTAATATTATTTACAGATATTATTATTTTTTAGGGTAAAATATGCAGTTTTTGAATGATTTGAGTCTAATAATTATAGACCAGCGGCAGCTTGTGCAGGAATCTTGTATTGATCTGCAACTTTTTCCAGCTTTTTTTCGTGTTCTAACTTACGTGTATCATTCATTATACGTAAGCGATTTAGTTTATCCAATGTCAAACGACTAGATCTTCCGCGGTTATCTTGGATTTTATATGCGCTATTATCTTCTTTTTCAGAACGATAACCTGCAGGAGTGGGTTCGTAAAGCTCGTTTAATTGCATAAAACTATTTACCAATTTGGTTATAATACTGGGGGGCCACCTGCGGCTGGGGCACCTGCGGCTGGTGCGCCTGGCCCTGCAGATGGCGCTATAAAAGCACCGCCTGGAGCAGGTATAGCACCTTCCTCACCGGTGGGAGGCGCGGCTGCTTCTATTTCTGAATCTAGGCCTCCGGGACTTATACCAACACTACGTAATCCTGCTTCACCCGGAGGCGCTTTGTCCACATCGCCTTGTTCTTCTGCCCACATACGTTCGTTATCACTCATTTCTTCTTCAGTTAATCCCAAGAAACGAGTTAGTAAGAATCGTTTACTCAAATACGGATATGCTTCCATTTGTGTGAAACTAGTAATTCTTGCGGCATCAACTTCTGCTTGTCTATAGCTGGCAAAATTTTGAGGCTCGTTTAGTTCAAGTTCAAACAGGTTGCTGTCTATGTTAATGCCCCTCCAGCGCAAGAACATCTTGAATTCTTGATCCAACTTTTCAACAATCATGCGCTGTAATCGCATACAGTACTGATTAAAACGCCATTCTTGAATCAGTGCTGTGCCTACTCTACCGTCACTGAAAGTGTTGCTGTTACTGGTTCCGTCGTCTAATCCTGTGGGCAAATAGCTACTGGGAATACGCAGACCCCTAAATAATTTGTTAGTAAAGAAGTGTAAGTCTGTGATTTCACCTAGGTTCTGACCCCCAGGCAAGGGTTCTACACTGGATCCGCGGCCATCTGCTGTAACAGGGAAGAAAAAGTCTTCATTGGTACTCAATGGATTATAAGTAGCGTCCATCATGTTCTGACCGCCACCAGTTTGTGTAGGAATTCTACGCTGATGTACTTCGTTTTTGATACGCTCAACAAAGGCCATGGCCATGTGGCTGGGCATGTTACCTACGTCAATTTTGAATACACGACGTTCTGGCGCACGTTGCACACGATAGATAATGATAGCGTCTTCTAGCAGTTCTTTTTGCTTGAATACTTTGAAAACGTTTTCCAGTACACTGTTACCAAAAGGCCAACTAAAGTCCAGGCCTTCTGTTAAACTCAAATGTACAATATGTTCTGCGTTCACTGTTTGTTCGTTTTGCGCATGGCTAAAACGTGTGCCACCACTGTAAGGAGTTTTGGGTTGTATGTAAGCGCCACTGGGGCCGCCAACCTGTGGATGATTTACACTAACGTCTGAGGTATTGACCTGTGTGGCTGTTAAGTTTTGAAAGTTGGGTGCCAAATCTTTGACTACATACTGCTCAGGTTTTTTGCCGTCAGCTTCATTGACAATAACTTTAACAACTTTACTCATCTCAACCCAAAACAGTTTAAATGTTTCTGGATCTCTAATAAACACTTGATCTCCGTACTTAATTGTATTACGGAAAATTTTAAACATTCTTTTGTTTAATTCGTTTAAGTTAACCCATTGGTTTAACTGTTCACGAATGATTTTGATTTCGTTGTCTGTGGGCTTTTCTTTCCAGTAAAACTGAAATGCTGTGCCATTTTCCTCGTTGGCCTGTGTACTAAATTCAGCTAGAATATCCAAAGCCGCATTTACTTCAGAATCCATGTCCATTTGTTCATATTGATTATAACGTTCAACACGATTAGGATGCCCAATATAAACTTCAGGTAAACTGCTTTGGTAGTTTTTATAGCTAAACTGTGGCTGATTAGATCCATTTATCGGACTAACTGAACCTGCCACGTTTGCAGTACGAAAATATTTTTTCCAACTCATTTAAAATCTCGGTAGTTAGATATTTAGCTGTTATGCCATGGCGCTGGTTAACTTAGATAATGCATCCAAAACATCTCTGTTCATACGTTCAGCATCAATTTTGGTAGGTAATGTAGATAATACAGCTACGACTTCTCTGTTGTCAGACTGTGTTTGACTACGCCTATCACCGGCGGGTGGAGTGGTTCGTGGATTGCCTGCGCCTGAATCAGGTTCGGGCTGTAACTGAGGATTTCTTCCGCTGAATGGACTAGGATTTGGTGCTACATCGCCGGGATTCAATCGAGGTATACCTGTGGCTGCTCCGCCACCTGTATTGCCAAAAGCTGGATTTGTTGGACTAGTAGAAGCTTCGCCAGCTGGTCCTGCAGGGTTAGTAAAGCCCATTAGATCTGCTAATTTTCTTGCGAATTCTTGGATCACTGCATTAGCATCGGACCCAGCAGTTTTAATTTTATTAAATGCTTCGATTGCGTCAGGCTGAGCTTTAACAAATGCTAGCTGTGTTTCATAAAGAGCTTTTACCACTTCATTCATCTTGGCCATGTTTCCAATAACAATGGTATCCATTTCCATTCGAGTGGCTAACATTGATTTGTTGGCTTCAACAAACACTTGCATGGGTTCATCTAGGCCTGCTTTAATTTTATCCCGGTCTATTTTAAGTTGTTCGAATACACCACTAAGATTATTAATAAACGGCAGTGCCTGTTGAATGGCACTGGCAGTGTCAGTCATACCTTTAAGAACTGAATTATTGGCTGCACGATTAATGCTGGCATATTCTTCCATGTCCTTGGCATAGGCTTCCAGGGCCGGGGCGGCCTGCTTGAACGTTTTGCTGGCATTTTCTCTAAAAGCATCTCTGCTTTCATTGATTCCAGACAGCATACCCTCAATGGCTTGTGCGGCTTCTTGATTCACTGCTTGATAAGTCAATGCTTCTTTGGTATAAACTTTACCGCCTGTGGCAAAATATTCCTCTGCGTATTTTGCACCAGCATCTCCAAATATTTTACCAGCCAGAGTCATGCCTTCCTGCACATTTTCTTTGGCTACGTCACCTAACCTACCCAATTTTAAATTATAGTCTATTTGTTTACGACGTCCTTCTTCTTCCCTGCGCAGTGTTTCTGCATTTTGACCTGTAATTGCTGACAGTTCTTTTTGACGTAGTAAAAATTCTTTGGCACTGGCTTCAAGTTTGTCTGTTCTGGCGTCATCTGCGGCCATGATCGCAGAAACGTTAACCCCTAATTGAGTCTGCAGACTTAGAAAGGCCGCAGTGCCTTTGCTTAAATCAGTTACGGATCCGTAGAGTGCTGCCAATCCTTTGTTATTATAATAAAGATTTTTAGTCATGGTCGCTAGCGCCAATCCATTGGATCTAATGTCCTGCGGCATTTTTGACAGTGCTTCTACGTTGGAAGTAACTATTTTTGTAAATTCCTGCAAGGGCAGTCCTAAACCTGAAAACCCTTTTGTACCATCTCTCAGTGGAACTACTTGTCCCCTGAGGATTTCTTGTAATTCAGTAAGTCCACCGCCAAATGTAGCGCCTGCATTTGTAAGTGCTAGAAATTGATCTGCTGTGCTCTGTGCGGCTTCAAGTTGGAATTTCAATGCTCCCTGCAGAACGTCTACGTATAGAGTTGCGGCCGCCGCGGCGCCTTCGCTGGCTCGACCAAAACTAAATCCAAATGCAGTAAACCCACTGCCCATTTTGCCCAAGGCATCAAACGTGCCTTTAAGAGCTGTGCCCACGGCATCTAAGGTGGGCGTCATAGCAGTAAATGCTTTGTCTGCGGTATAGGCGCTAGCACCCACTGCTACCAAAGAACCGGCCAGACCCCCCAATACCCCTACCATGCCCAGCATACCCTGTCGCACACTGGCTTGAGCACGCTCTAGTTCTCTAGCACTTTCACGTGCTATGTCTGTGGCTGTAGTATTCCTAGCTGTACTGCGACTTGCGGCCTGCAATAACTCTGCTAGTTGTTGGGCCGCACCACCAGCACGATCTATGTTATTCAGTGCATTTGTAATATTTTCTTCAGCCATATTTTAGAAACCGGGGTTTTTCCAGATAAGTATTAATATATTTATGGACTTTCAAATATGGTAAATCCCTTAGCCAAACACTTTCGCCAACCTCAAATTTATCTAAGACTACCTAGTCAGGGCCGCTGGTATCCTCCCGGTACACTGGAAATGCCAGCTACCAAAGAACTGCCAGTTTATCCCATGACTGCCAAAGACGAACTAACATTGCTGACTCCAGACGCTTTACTTAATGGACAAAGCACTGTAGATGTTATTCAAAGCTGTGTACCCGCTATCAAAAATGCTTGGGCCATGCCCACAGTGGACTTAGATGCAGTATTAATAGCTATTAGACAAGCTACCTACGGCAACGAAATGGAATTCGTCACAGTTTGTCCCCATTGCACTAGAAAAAATGAACATGCCGCGGATCTAGGTGCAATCAGTGGCAAAATAACTTGTCCGGACTATGACACTACTATAAAAATAGAAGGACTAGAAATTTTTCTGCAGCCCCAGAATTATCATCAATTAAACAAAGCCAGCGTTAACAACTTCGAACAACAGCGTATAGTAGATGTAGTCAATGACGAAACTCTGGATGAGGAAGAACGTAGCACACGATTTAATCAAATGTTTAAAAAATTACTGGCTTTAACTGTGGAGCAGGTAACAAAAAGTGTGGCCGCTATCAAAACAGATGACGGTGTAACTGTAGAAGATCGTGATCACATCAATGATTTTTTCACTAACTGTAACAGAACAGTGTGGGACGCAGTAAAAAATAAACTTGAGGCCATGGCTGCAGAAAGTCCAGTTAAAAAGATTTCAGTGCAGTGCGAACACGATGACTGTGCCAAGCCCTATGTAACACCATTAGTATTCGAGCAATCAAATTTTTTCGCTCAAGGCTTTTGAGTATGAAAAATGAAGATATCGAGGAGTTCATTGAATCCTACGATAAAAACTCAAAAGCCTTACGTAACAATATATTAAAACTTATTTGGCATATGAGGGGCAGTGTTTCCCTAGAAGAAGGATTCACTATGAGTTTTGCTGATCGAAAAGCGATCAATGAATTAGTAAAAGAAAACTTAGAAACTACTAAAACTACAGGACTTCCATTCTTTTAAGATGTGCTAGCGCACATCTATCACTGTCGTTTCACTCAGTGATATTTTATTAAACACAGACATTAGAGCGAAGCGATATTAAGTTTCATCCAGATTTAATGGTCACACTTTGCCCGCACAGGGCAAAGAAGCTTCATCCGAGTTCGGCAAGTCACTTAGCGTTAGAGCATTACAGAGGCGGTTGTCCGGTACCTCGAGCTCCGTCTTTACAACGGCGGGCTTGTATCTATACGCTAACATACATACAAACCGTGTAGCATCACTGCTACGTCTTTTTAGCCTTTTATTCCTATTCAAATAACCAAACTGCGGCAATTAGCAGTCCTCATCCTTGCGGGTAGTGGTTAAGTACTTTTGACGGCAAAAGATTTACGTCCCAGCGACCCTAGGTCCTGTTGTCATGTACGCATGAAATTAGCCTGCGTAAGCTGTAAACCGTCTAATTAAATTTTATTTCTGATGTGGGAGCCATGTACACGGACCTGTATGTGTCCGTTATAATAATCTGTTGATTCCAAAACACGCCTTGAGAATTGTTCCCTAGCTTCGATGTAACTACACTCTGCCTTTGATTTACAATAAAATAGAATTTCTCTTGTAAATTGTTCTGTGCCTAGCTGTTCTACATCCTTACTTAATTCGGGACTTGAGCCATAATATGTTTGCCAATCGCTGTCGATTTTACTGCGAATTTTTTTCTTTTTCTTTGTGCCGTTTTTAAGTTTTACTGTTTTGGTAGATGTTTTTGAAAATTTTGCAAGTTTTTTGCCAATGTATTTGCGCCCAGATACATTATTAGTGATTTGATACACGAATCCCACGCAGTCCTCGGGTAAAGTTTCCACTGGAGATCCTTGAAAGTACCATGTCATTATAATGTATAGTTATGCCACTAGTGGTTCCTTGAAAAAATTCTGTGCCTCGCTGAGTTTTTTAAAAATTGGAAGTTGTTTCTTTGAGCCTGAATAATGATTTATGAGTATATTATCGAAAATGTCTAAGTCTATGTCTCGGTCTGTGGTTTCTGTGGCTAATCTATTATAGCCCAATGACTGTGCTAACTCTGGAGGAAGAGTCTGCTGATATTTATAAAATTCACTTTGGTGAGTAAACCACCCATTGAACAAACTGTCAACGTGTTCACTGTTCACAAGCAAAGATTTAATTGGTTGGATATCTTTGTTAAACAAGGATTCTAAACTAATGTTTACGTCAAACTGTTCAAATACTGAAAAGGGTATGTTAGACCCGAACTTTAATTGCTCTGACAGTATGTATTCCCCGAACACTTTATTTTGTATAAGAGTTTTGTGTAAAGGTTCGTTATAAATTTGCTGTAATACTTGGTCGTTGGCAGTGACTTTCTTACACCAATTCTTTATAACCAAAGGAAACATATTTTCGGGATATACCATGCCCACAGATAATATTTCAGGAATTTGATGTTTAAGATTAACCACTTGCATATACTTGTGTGTGGGAATTACAAATTCTTTAATATTTTGATCCTGTACGTACCGAAATAACTTTTCAACATTATTACTATTCCAATCAATTTCGTACCAAAGATTGTTTTCTACTTTAAAATTATCTTTGAAATACTGATTGATATTGCCAGGTCTGATTCTCCCCACGCTGTCTTTGACAAAATTGTCAATGATACCGTGATACTGTTTATTATATAACAAACATTGTTGCACAAAATCACCGCAACTGCCGGGCTCCCAATATAATACTACAAACTTAGTCATTGTTGTTCAAAACAGAAAAAATAATCACCATATCCTGGCTGGGATTTATTTAATAGGTCTAGCATATTGCGCAGTTGATATTTTCTAAACTTCGAGATAAATTCTGCCAACAACTTTGTAGTAGATACTTCAACTCTATTATAAATTAAGAATCTATGTTCAAAACTAAAAATTAATCTGCCATTGGGCTCCAGCGTGTCTTGTGCCAAAGATTCTAAGTAACTGATAATTTCATCGGGGGTTTTGTATTTCAATTCCGCAGGATTGATCAGCACTAGATTACTGTATCTACAATTTGTCGCTGGCTCCAAGAATAAATTTGGTATAACGTCTTGGTATATTTCTCCAAGGCACTGATAAGCCAAAGTAGTTCCGGGCTTTAAATTTTTTATAACAAATTTATCTAAGTGTAGCAATATTTTGTTTTTGTGTTTTTGGTTGTGCCTGAACACTTGCCATCTAGCTAGATAGTGACTTTTATAAAATCTTATCTGTGACTTAGTCATATCTTACAAAAAGCATAGTAGTAACGGGGTATACAAAATTTCCTAGCTGACCTCGATCATCGCGTCTTACAGTAAAATCAATTAAATTAAAGTTCTGTTCTAACTGTTGCCTGCAGAATTCTACTAACCTTAAATCAAAATCAGTGTTGGTTTCTGTTAAATTTTCATCTGCATAAATTAAAAATTTATTCACAGCCAAATAAAAATATCGATCTGCTAGTTCAGCAGCCTGTGATATATTTCGTTTTAACTGATTCAAAGAGCAATAACCTTTGTTGATAACATCGATTATTAGTTCATGAGATTCTGTACTGCTGGCAGTGCCAATGTCTGTGATGTTATTTTTATTAATAAAATCGATTAATCGCTGTCGTTGTGGTAAATTGTCTGCATTTTTGATCGTGAATAGATAAGGATTCTTGCACCCTTTAAACGGCATATATTGTACATATTCTACAGTCATACAATTTCAATGTCTGTGTTATAGTTTGTAAATCCGTTTTCTTTTACCACAGTCAGAATATTATTCACCCTGCCTGCTAGTTCATCTTTGTGACTGACTAACCAAACACTGCGAGCACTTTCCCTGCTCATCTTTTTCAATATAGCCAAACTGTTTTCAACTCCTGAACTGTCCATGCCCGAATCTACTAGTTCGTCGATAAACAATAGATTAATAGGTTGATACAGACTTTCCCATACGTCCCTAAAACTCCAGCTCAGCGACAGTATTAAACGATTACGTTCGCCTCTAGACAAGTTGTCGAAATCTAATTCCCTGCCATATTCTTCAATGCTTACAGATAAATCGTTTAGGAATTTAACAGTATGCGGCAATCCGATTTTATCTAAGTAATAACTCAAACGTGCATTTAAATGACTTAGATTTTGATCAATGATTTTCTTGCGAATGAAACTGTCTTTGTTTGTTAATAGTTTTAATAAAAAGTCTTGATGCTCTTTTACTTTGGTTAGTTCATTCATCAGATCATAGGTAATTTCTTCCAATGCCTGTTCCCGCATTTCCCGGATTTGATCAGTATAAGGATCCACTTCTGCCTGTTTAGCACTGAGTTGGCTGAGCACACTGGCCATACTGCTACGATGCTCGAACGCATCTGCTTCGCTGTCATAGAACGTTTCTGGCTGTGCGCCTAACTCTCCCAATAATTTGATAGCATCTGTGTGTTCCATATATTGTGTGTTAGTGGCCAGTGCCTGTAGCGCGGCCTCCTGTAATTCTTTGGTCTTTGCCGCCAGTACAGCGGTATGTTGTTCATCGTGAAAGTCCTGTCCGCAGGCATGACATTTATGATCTTCTAACGAAGCAATTTCTGCTTTTAGTTTTTCGATTAATTTTTGTTCTCTCTTTTCGTCTTGCTCACAGCGACGGATCCACCCTTGAAGTTCATTGATCTTTTTAGATTTTTCGTTAAACGCAGACAAAGCCTTGTGCGCATCTAGTTCGTTTTCGATGTCTAACTTAGCCAGTTGATCATAAGCAGTCTGTAGTGCGGCCACATCTCCGTCTTTTTTGTTGTTCCACAGTGTTTGCCTGCGTAACAGTGCATCGATCTGGTCTTGAATTCTCTTATTAGCATCTGTTACAGCTTTGATTCTAAATTCTTCCTGCTGAATAGCATCTTTGGTAATTTTATTCTGTTCTTTAAGAGCTTCGGCTTTTTCACTTAACAGCGTGATACCCAGCAGTTGCTCAATAATTGCTCTTTGCTCATTGGCTTTTAAACTAAGAAACGGCTCTGTGTAAGTATTCAATGCCACAATGTGCCTGAACATGTCGTGACTCATATTCAGCAAGCGTTCAATTTCTGCCTGTGTTTCCCTGCTGTCGCCTTGACTGTTATCGTCTTTGCTTTCCAATTCTTGATCGTCAATATAAAATTTCAATACATTGGGTTTACGACCTCGTTCAATTCTATAGCTACGTCCTTCACAGTCAAAGTCAATGGTAACTAACATATTTTTTGTGTTAGTTTTATTGATTAAGTTATCCTTTTTGATATTGGTCAGTGCTTGTCCGTAGAGTGCGTAACTCAGTGCATTTATGATAGTAGTTTTACCTGTACCATTACGTGCGCCCGAATCGTCGCCGCCCAAGTCTAAGTTTTCGCCTAGAACCAAAGTTAAGTCATTGCGGTCGAAGTCTACACCTTGTGTAGCATTGCCCACACTCATAAAGTTTTTTACTGATAATGATTTTATTTTGAACATTGTTGTACACACACCGGATTGGGTGTTTTATTAAAGCTGTCTGGAAATCGCTGTTGCCATAGATCACTAGAAATAATCTGCTCTAACGACTTATTATACAGACTAATATCCTTGAAGTCTATCTTTAAAATATTCTTAAAATGATAGTTAACTAACGGAAATAATTTTTGATGATTGGCTTTATGCCACCCCATTAACCAACAACAGGGCCAAACAGTGCCATCTGCGTAAACACTAAACCAATTAACGTTTGCACTATGGCAGCTAATTTTTTTATCGTTGACTTCCAGTTTTTCTTTTATATCCTGTCCTGTTTCTTTTATTACAAGATAATCCTTGAAAGGGGCGAGATCTTTTTTATAAAGTTTTATCACATTGTTTTGACTTTGAATTTGTTCACTGGAATCAAATCTGTCTTGATAAAACATAAAAAATTTACTGAATCCCATTTTATCTGCAAGTTGTTTACAGTCTTCGACTTGGTGACTGTTATGCTCGAATAATATAAACTGCCAAGCGGCCCTGCCCCCAGCATTGATAAATGCTTGTGCGTTTTCCATAATTTTTGAAAAACTGGTATTTACTCTATATATGCTGTGGGTATCTTCGAGCCCGTCGATACCAAAAACAACTCTGTGTGCAGTATTTTTAAACAATTCGCCTAGTTCTCCCCACCACTCTTTACTGCGCAGTGATCCATTTGTGTGAACTGTAATTGTGCCTTTAGTTCTAGCATCAACATCTTTAAGGATATTGAATATATCGGGATGCATGATATTATCACCTGTGGTGCCATTGAAGTTAATTTCTTTGGCATTTGCCCACACATATTCGGGTATGCGGTCGACAACACCCCACCAGTCAAGTTGATCGTCACTGCGCATACCAGGCTCCCTGAGACACAGGGGACAT